GGTGCCGATGCTGATGCTATTCAGATAGAACCAAAGGACTACGTGCCAAATGCACTTATCCAGGATAGAACGGCAAAGAGGGTTATGGAGTATTTCAATACCAATGAGAACATTGTTCTAAGCAACTACAATGAGGACCAATGGAACTCATATTTTGAATCCGTGATAGAGCCTTTTTCTCAAGCTTTATCTGAAGAATTTACAAAAAAAGTATTCTCAAGAAGAGAAAGGTCCTTTGGGAACCGGATTATCTTTGATGCCGGAAGCCTAGAGTATGCATCCATGCAAAGTAAATTGAATTTAGTTCAAATGGTTGATAGAGGTTCGTTAACACCTAACGAATGGCGGCGGATTCTTAATCTCGGTCCTATTGAGGGTGGAGATAAGCCTCTACGGCGCAAGGATACTGGTGTAGTAGGAGGTGATAACGATGGACAATCTACAGATTAACGGAACTATTATCCCATCAGACTGGCAAGATTTGTTTGATTGGTTCGGTATGCAAGGAACTAGCCCCAAAAAAGTTAAAAATTATTTAACTGCTGCTAAAGGTGCAGATATCGTTATGGATATCAATAGCCCAGGCGGTTCAGTATATCCAGGACTTGAGATATATTCAATCCTTAAGGATTATCCGGGCAATGTTACAGCTAGGGTAATGAGTATAGCAGCTTCTGCGGCCAGTATGATTATGTGTGGAGGTGATCATGTACTTATCTCTCCCGTTGCACAAGTTATGATTCATAACTGTAGTTGTGACGGTGCAGGCAATTATTTGGACCATGAAAAATTGGCGGCTGAACTTAAAAAGCTTGACCAAGCGTGTGTACAAACATACACCATTAAAACCGGAAAATCCGAAAAAGAGATGCTTGCCTTAATGGCAGACACTACTTTTTTTAATGCTCCGGATGCTGTAAAAATTGGCTTAGCTGATGAAGTAATTGATTTAGAAAAAGAGCCAACAGCTCTTAAAGCGGTGGCTTCCATGGAAACTGGATTTATGTCACCCAAAATGCTTGAAGCGCTGACTAAAATGATGCACGAAGAGCAACAACAAGCTCAGCGTAACAATAAAGAATTGGAATTAGAAAAAGGTTATTTAGATTATTTTGAAATCAAAGGAGGAAAGTAAAAATGAACGAAAAATTGTATTTGGAAAAACGTGACGGCCTTACTAACGACATGAAAAAGGCTTTAGATGCAGGTGACTTGGAGAAAGCGAAGGCTATTCGCCAAAGCATCATTGATTTGGATTCTGCCCAAGATGCTTATAATAAAGAGCTGGCTAATGCTAATGCTCTTGGTGAACCTATCATTGCTAAGGCAGCAGCTCCTCTGGCAGCTCCGTTAATTAATCTTAATGGTGCTCCTACGGCTGATTCAAAAGCTAAGCTTTATGAAAGAGCATTTGCTAAATTTATGCTGAAAAGAAGTCTTGATGATGAAGAAACTGCCGTATTCGATGAAATCAATTCCGCTAAAGATACCATGACTACAGAAACTAATTCAGTTTTAGTTCCTAAGACAATGCTATCCGGTATTTGGAAAGAGATGGAAGAAGCTCATCCCATTTTGTCCGAGTTAGCTAAAACATTTGTCCAAGGAAATATTGATATCCTCATGGAAACTGATAGTGGTGATGCAGCTGAATTTTACGATGAAGCTACGGCTGTAAAAGATGGTACTACTTCTTTTGGTACTTTGAGCTTAACCGGCTATGAATTATCAAGAGCTATTCCTGTATCTTGGAAGCTCAAGATTATGAGCGTTGAAGATTTTTTGCCTTATATTACTGTAAATATTGCTGAGAAGATGGGCGAAGGTTTAGCAACCGCTGTTATTTCCGGCAAAGGTGTGCCTGCTGCTGGCGATAAATCTTTCAAGGCTCAGCCTAAAGGCATTATTACATCTCTAGAGGCTGAAAGTGGAACTCCCCAAATTATTACTTATACCGGTGATTTAACCTATAAGAACATTACGGCCTTTATGTCCAAACTAAAACCTGGATATCTAAATGGCTCCTTTATTTATGCAAATAACGATACCATTTGGAATCAATTAGCCAACATCCTTGATGGTACCGGCCGTCCCATTTTTGTTCCAGATCCTACTGGCAAATTTGTTGGTAGAATTTTTGGCGAAGGTGTATTAGAAGAAGCGGGTATTCCTGCTGGTGGCATTTTGCTTGGCAATGTTAGAAAAGCATATGCAATTAATGTCAACAAAGATGTATCCATGTATTACGAAGATCATATTAAAGATAGATACACTGACTACATGGGCTATGCCATTGTTGATGGTAACACTAAAACAACTAAGGCCTTTTCCTACTTAAAAAAATCAGCTTAACCGTGAGCCCTGAAACAGCTACATTCAGCAAAGCTGCGGCGGCTGATGTAGTGCTTACGGTTGCAGGAGCCACGACAATTACTGCATTAAAGAATGGTACATCTAATGTTAATGCAGCTAACTACACCATCAATGGCTTAGTAGTAACCATTACTAAGGATTATTTAACCGGTTTGGCTAACGGTGATAAGACATTTACAGTGGTTACGGATGCAGGAAGCGTAGTTTCTACTGTTACGGTAGGTGATTAATATGGCGGCTATCACGCTTGAAGCAGTGAAAGTGTACTGCCGCATTGACGGTACAGAAGAAGATGGTATGCTTCAGGACTGCATAGAATCAGCAAATATGATTATCTTGGAGCGCTGCGGCAAAACCAAGAAAATTAATACTGATGGTTCAACAACAGCCATTGAAGAAACTAAACCGTTCCAGCTGGCAGTTATGCAGTTAGTATGTTACTGGTACGATAACAGGGTTGACAGAGCTAACATGGATGCGACAAAGGCCCAATCGCCTTTGCCTCCATCCGTGGATATGCTAGTAGACCACTTTAAGAACAGTGACTTTTATAGTTAAAGATAGTTAAAGGTGGTGTTTCCCGTGATACTTGTTGGCAAACTCGATAAAAGAATTAATTTTTTTGAGAGGTATAAAGTCGCAGAAGATACGGGCTCAGGTCCCAAATACGATTACAAAGATCCTGTACCACGTTGGGGCGAATTTATAACGGACAAATTTGGAAGTGCCGTTATACTTGGAGACGGTGAAGCCGGAGTGATAACTAGAAAGATTTTAGTTCGATCAGGCTTAAATATCGCCAAAGGCTGGAAGGCAAGCTGGAAAGATCATACATTTGTCATCAGAGATGTTGATGATTCCACTCCTGGCCAGCTTACATTAACTGCCGAGGAGATATCACAATGAGCAAAGGTTTTCGTATATATGCCAATATTGATTCAGAGGTTTTTAAAGCAATCAAAAATGTGGATAACTACAATACCAATGCCCAGAAGTCCATTAGAAAAGCGATGGCAGATGGTACCAAGTCAGTATATGATGCGGCATTTTCTAAAGCTCCTCATGGCACAAACAATAAAATAAGGGCTGGGCTGCATTGGAGCTATGACGAGACCAAAAACACCGGTGTAGTCAAATCCAGTGCTCCCCATGGCCACTTATTTGAATTTGGAACAAATGAAAGATTTGTATATCCTACCAGAAGAAAGGCTTTAAAAATGTCTGATGGTAGATATGCTAAAGGTACAGTTTATGCCGGCAGAATTAGGCCAAAGCCGTTTATGAGACCGGCCATAGAACAAGAAAGGCCAAAGATAGAGAGTGAAGTAAAGAAGGTGCTTGAATGATTATAGTCAGAGATATTCCACAGGTTAAATTAAGGGAAGCAGTCTTTGCACTACTTAAAAATAGTCAGACACACGATGTATATGGTGTCGTTCCGGATAAAGCCAAATTGCCATATATGGTCATTGGTGCTACTACTTTTAAACCGGATGCAAGCAAAAATTCTCTAGGCTGGGATGCATCAGTTACAATTCATTGCTGGTCGGCAACTAAAGACATGGCGACCTGCAACGAAATGATGGCAGATGCAGCCAGCATAATTACAGGCCTATATAATACAGCCCAAGTCGATGGCTATCAAATTATCGACTGCGAATTAGATTTAGCGGAAGGCCATGAAGAGGATGAATATTCTTTTCATGGTGTTCTGACTTTTTTATTTAAACTACAAAAGGAGTGATATAAATGGCTTTAACAGCAGCAGTTTTAGCAGCTTTGCCGACAAATCCTGATACTCAGATTGCCGAAGCTGGCAAAGATACGTTGTTAAGTATTAACACTGGCACAGTTGAGGTACCTGTATGGACACTTGTAGGCGGTCAACGCAATTCCCCGGTTAAACAAAGTGCTAACAGTATGGATGGCTCCCATAAGACAAGTGGCGGCTGGTCCCAAGGTATTCCTGGCTTGAAATCTTGGAGCATTGATTATTCCGGATTACAAATTATGGATGATTCCGGCTTGCAAGCATTAGAATACGGTTTTAGAAATAACAAACAGCTCAACGTAAAAATTGAGTATCCCAATAAGAAATACCAAACTGGTTGGGCTTTCATTACTGCCTTCAATCGTGAAAATCCTCATGATGGTATCGCTACAGCCAGTGCTACTTTGACCGGCGTTGGTGCAATATCCGAAATGACCGAACCTAAAGCTTAAGGAGGTTTAGAAAATGAAAGAAGTAACTACCATCCGGCTGAGTAAAGATAAAAAGCTGGATATACGCTTTACTATCAGATTGCTTAACCAGATGGAAAGAGAGATTGGGCAATCTTTGATTAGTATTATAAATGTGCCAAATACCATGCTTAGAAAGATTGATATTGATTTCACCGTAGCTGCTTTACGCAATGGTGTAAGCAATGGCAATCTAACTAGGGAACAGGCCTTGGATAATATTCAAGAGTTCTGCGACAATGGCGGCACCTTAGACGAGTTGAACGGCCTTATTATCAAAGCAATTATTGATACAGGGCTTTTTACTCCGGGGGTAGCGGAACCCGTGGCGGAAACTCCGGCAAAAGTAGAAGTTCTTCCGAAAGAAGTTCTTCCGGAAAAGGAAAAGAAGTAAATAGTATTAAAGAATGGACTGAGGCGGCAGAGCTAACAGCTTACCGCCTCGGTTTAACTCCGACAGAATTTGACAATATGCAACCAAAAGAGCTTTACAAAATGATTGAGGCTCACCAGCTTGAACAAAAAGAGAAGGACTATAGAACTTCTTATTTTTTAAGCTGGGTTATTAATACGCAAGTAAAGAAACCAATATCTACTTCTGATATTTTTGATCCTTTATGGTTAACAACCGAGGATAAGAAACAGAAGGCCTTAGAAGAAAGGCAGCATTTAATTAAAGAATTCGGACTTGAGGTGAAGAAATGAGCACTGTAAGTGATTTACTTATCAAAATAGGAGCTGATTCAAGCGGCCTAACTAAAGAACTTAATAAGAGCAAGCAGTCTCTTGACCAAACCTTTAAGACGGATGTATTCAATCAGTTTAATGCAGCAATGGATGATACTGGCAACAAGATTACTGGACTGATTAGCAGGTTCAATCAGTTTGCAGCATTGGCCGCTACCGGATTTGGTCTTACTAAGATTATTCAAAGTGCCGTTGAAGCCGGGGACAGCATCCACGACTTAAGCGAACGAATGAGAATAAGCTATGGTGAGGCAAGTCAACTGTCTAGGATTTTAAACCTAACAGGAAACGATAGCGGTACTTTTGCCAGTGCTTTTATGCGCCTTGATAAGACACTTACCAGTGGCGAAAAAAGTGCCGCAAAGGCTCTAAATACGCTTGATGCGGTAGGAGTATCATTGCAGGACAGCTCCGGTAAGTTATTACCATTAAACGAACAACTTAAAAATTTAGCCGAAGGTTACAGGAGAGCAACAGAAGCCGGTTATGGCCAAGAGTTTATTATGAACACCCTGGGTGTTAAGGGCCTTGCCCTTGAAAAAACACTTAGGGACTATAACGAAGCGGCGGCCAATGCATCTAGAATTCAAAGCATTGGTTTAGATCCTCAGCAAATGCATGAAATATCTGAAGAATTAAAAGTAATGCAAATGCAGGGAACACAATTATCATATATAGTAGCTTCAATTCTTTTGCCAGTGGCGCAGGAAATATTCCCGTATGTAATTTCTGGACTTGGCGAAGTTTCATCTTTGATGGCCCAGCATAGAGATGAAGTTAACGAAACAGTTAAAACTGTAACTGGTTTATATATAGCTTACAAAAGCTTGCAAGAAATAATGGCACTTCAAAATACCGTTAAAGGCTTCTTAGGAGCAGGAGAAGCAGAATCGGCGGCAGTGGCTATACAAGCTAATGCTGAGGCAGAAGCAACCATAACAGCAGTTAAAGCCGAGGCTACAGCTGCTCAGCAAGAACAAATATTAAGCTTAACGGCTACCCAAGAAGCTGCAATTGAGAAAAGAATTGCAGCAATTGAGAGAGCCGCACAAAAAGAGATAAATACTTATGCTAAAAGTAAAGAATACTTTAAACTTTCAGAAGAAGAGAAAGTTCAAGCAGTTGCAACTAAAAGCGCCCAGATAGAGGCAAGAAATGCAGAAATGGCTGCCAAAATTAGGGCAGATATGACAGCAACATATTTGGCCAATGCTGAACAAGGTGTTGTGGCCAATACCGCTGTGGCAGCTTCTGCTGAAGCTAAAGGCGTTGCTGAAGCTAAAGCAGGTGCCCAGGCAGTAGAAGCTAATACTGCATCTGCGATTTCTGCTCAAGGCGTTACTGCGGCTAATGTTGGAGTAGCTGCATCCGCTGCTACTGCTGGAACTACAGCCGTAGTAAGTGCAGCTTCTACTTCCGGAGCTGTAACCAGCCTAACCAGTATAGTATGGAATTTAGCCGGTGGCTGGATGGGTGTTGCGGCGGCTATCATATATGCTACAGGGCGTTTAGTTGCCTTTCAAATGCAAGAGGAAAAGAAAAAGGCACGTAATACTTACGAAATTGAAGGGCATACTTACTATAAAGAAGAGGATGGAAAAATCTACGAAAATCCTCAAGGATTCACCGAGCAAGGAAGCGGCCTAGATTATCAGACTTATACCGATATAGTCAAAGGGACCAGAAAAGAAGTAACAGATCCTGCCGTAATCGGTGATGTTAACGCCAGGGATAATTCAAGGCATCGTGATGAAATGACAGATGCTGAAAAGGCTATCGAGGATGCCAAGAATGCAGCCCATCTGGATATAGAAAATATCCAAAAGAAGATGGGAGATATTCAAACTAGCACAGATAAAACTACCGGAGCCGTTAAGAGTGCAGAAACTGCAATTAAAACTGTTCAAGTACAGGTACCAATAGGAGAGGCTCTCTATGATGAAGCAACCAATTACATTGGTACCCCTTATCAATTAGGCGGAGCTGGTGCAGATGGCGGTTGGACTTCTACCGACTGTGGGAAATTAGTTAAAGATGTATCTGATATCCTAGGCATATGCATTGGTGGAAATAGAACAGTAGATAAAATTGCAGCATATGCTGACAGTAAAGGTGCTTTAATGCCTTATATACCAGGCGTGGCCAAAAAAGGTGATCTGATTACCATGGACAATGGAAGTCATGATCCTACAAGTCATATTGGCATATCAAATGGCGAGGGTGGCTATATAGCAGCCAATAGCAGTACAGGCGTAGCTGAACATAGCGACTTTAGCGGTTTTACTCCTACCGGGATAATCCGAATGGATGTATTGACTGGTGGAGCTACTGTTACCAGAACTCTTGATGCCAACGGCAAGAAACTCGCTGAAACCAGAAACAAAGTAGACCAGCTTAAAGATTCATATGTTAGTCTGTATAATTCCATGAACCAGAGTATTCTTGGCATTAACGGCAACCAGTATGAATCGGACATGAGCAAGGCAGATAAAGATGTCGAAGATAAAAAGAAACAAATTTCTAAGATGGCTGCCGGTGGTCTGGATGTAAATCCTTTAAATAGCAAGCTTAAGGAATATGCTGATGCCATTAAGTCTCAAGTTACAGACAAATGGGCTCAGCGTTTGAGGGAATTCAAGGTTGAAAATGCCAACATCCTTGCTGAAGTAAACGGTGATTATGTTAATGCGGCCAACGTAGAGTATGAATCTACAGTAGAAGGTCTCAAAAAACAAAGAACCGAAAAGCTTAATAGTATATCTAAATACCAGGATGATATGGAAGCTCAAAAGCAGGTTGATGATTGGTATAACAATAGTGTTCTTAAGGCTGCCCTGGATAAAGATAAAAAAATCAAAGAAAGCCACGATAGACTTATGCAGCAGTTAGCGGAACGTGGTGATGTTCAAGGTGTGGCCAATGAGCTTAATAACAATCCACAAGCCGGTATATCTTCCCAGCAATTCTCCGGCCAGCAGAAATTAGCTCAGGCTTATGTAGACTTGTGGAACGAAGCTCACATAAGTATAGAAGAGAATTTGGCCAATGCATCCAAAAATATGTATGAAACATTATCATCTTCCGTAGCTGATTTTATCAGAGGAACAAAATCGGCGATGGATGTAGTGCATGATTTTGGTAATTTAGTTTTAGATACAATAGCGCAGATAGTAGCTAAAAAGTTTGCGGCTAACATGGTATCTGGCCTGCTTGGTAGTATTATGGGCGGAGGCGGCGGAGGAGCTGGTAGTATTACTTTTGCTGGCAGCGATACTGCTTACAATCTTCTTACTAGCGCTAGGCCGTTTGCTTCTGGAGGTATTGTTACAGCTCCAACATTGGGCCTTATTGCCGAAGCCGGCAAATCA